TTCTGGTCATGTAAGAATTTTTGAATACAATATTAGTACTCAAGAATGGGAGCAATTAGGATCAAACATTGACAGTGAAGCTGCAGCTGATTTTGGTGGTTGGAGTGTTAGTATGAATTCTACTGGTAATCGAGTAGCCATTGGAGCACCATATAATGATGGTAATGGTACTAGTTCTGGTCATACTCGTATCTATGAATTTAGCAATGGAATTTGGACGCAATTAGGACAAGATATCGACGGTGAAGCTGTAGATGATCGAAGTGGTGTTAGTGTTAGTATGAATGCTGCTGGTAATCGTGTTGCAATTGGAGCTTTTAATAACGATGGTAATGGTATTAATTCTGGCCATACAAGAATCTATGAATATAGCAATGGAACTTGGTCAAAATTAGGATCAGACATTGATGGTGAAGATGTAGCTGATAATAGTGGTTATAGCGTTAGTATGAATGCTGCTGGTGATCGAGTTGCAATTGGCGCTCGATATAATGCTGGTGTTAATGGTACTGAGTCTGGTCATACTCGAATCTATGAATACAGTAATGGAACTTGGTCAAAATTAGGACAAGACATTGATGGTGAAGCTGCAGGTGATCGAAGTGGTTGGAGTGTTAGCATGAATTCGACTGGAGATCGAGTTGCGATAGGAGCATATTTAAATGATGGTATTAATGGTACTGCTTCTGGTCATACAAGAATCTATAAACTAGGATAATGATTATAATTATTAATATAAATAGATATTATGGCTAAACCAAATACACGACAATCATTAATCGATTATGCTTTGCGAGCTTTAGGTTCTCCTGTAATTGAGATAAACGTTGATGATACACAGTTAGAAGATCGACTCGATGAGGCTTTACAATTTTATCAAGAATATCATTCTGATTCAATTGTGAGAAACTATCGTAAGCATTTGGTTACTGCTGATGATGTGACGAACGGTTATGTCACTCTTCCTGATTCGATGATTTTTGTTAATAGCGTTTGGCCAATTATGGCTAGTACCTCTCAAACTGGTATGTTTTCAATTGAATACCAAATGCATTTAAATGATCTTTATAATTTACGCCATCCAGGTGTTCTTATTGATTATGAAATGACTAAACAGTATATGTCTCTTATTGATCTTAAGATCAACGGGATGAGTCAACGCAGTACATTTTCACGACATCAGAATAGAATATATATAGAAGGTAATGATTTAGAAGAAGGAATTTATATCATTGTTGAAGGTCATGAAATTTTAGATCCAGATACATATACTGATATTTACAATGATATGCTTTTAAAGAAATATCTTATTGCTCTTATTAAACGCCAATGGGGATTAAATCTTATTAAGTTCGAAGGAATGCAATTACCGGGCGGAGTAACACTCAACGGTCGACAAATTTATGATGATGCGATTCAAGATATTGAAAAGATCGAAGAAACGATGCAACTAACTTATGAAAAACCAACTGACTTTTTTGTTGGATAATGTATTATGCCAAGAAATCCATATTTTTCTCATGGAACTCAAAGTGAGCAAGACCTCTATGAAGATATTATTATAGAGAGTCTTCGTATATATGGTCATGATTGCTATTATATACCGAGAACAATCGTTAATAAAGATTCCGTCTTTAATGAAGATTTACTAAGCAAATTTGGTCAAGCATATGTTATTGAAATGTATGTTGATAGTGTTGATGGTTATGAGGGTGATGGCAATCTATTAAGTAAATTTGGATTAGAAGTTAGAAATCAGATTAGTTTTGTACTTTCTCGTAAAAGATGGTATGATTTGATTGGTAGATTTGGTAATGACCCAAGTGATCTTATTCGTCCAAATGAAGGTGATTTAATTTACTTACCTCTTGTCAAGGGTTTATTTGAAATTAGATATGTTGATGGTGATACGCCATTTTATCAATTGCAAAATATGCCTACGTATAAACTTACGTGTGAGCTATTCGAATATGGTAATGAAGCGATTGATACCGGTATAGAAGAAATCGATTCTTTTGAAACAAATTTTGCCACTCGTACGACTCTTACTCTTGGATCTGGAACGGGTTCGTTTATTATTGGAGAAGATATTACACAAACAATCTCTGCGAGTCCTGATATTATAATATCAGGTGAAATCGCTGAAGTAAGAAATAACGAAGTTGATGTAGTTGGTATTGAATCAAGTAATGGTAGTAATATATCGTTTAGTATTACAGATGGTAATGTAGGAAATTTAATTGGAAGTTTATCACAAGCAACATATCCTATCACATTGAAAGATTCATTTACTCCAATTGATACAAACGATGCGTTCGCCGACAACGAAGTGTTTGAGACAATTGGAAATAACTTTATAGATTTTACTGAAATTAATCCATTTGGAGAAATAAATATAACATAACATGTTAGACGGTGTACATTTTTATAATCAGACATTAAAAAAGTCTGTAGCAGTATTTGGAACTATTTTTAATAATATTAAAATTGTTCGTGCTGGTACAAGTGAAGTTCGAGTTCCTTTAGCGTATGGTCCAAGAAGTAAATTTTTAGCGAGAATAGAACAAGATTCTGATCTTGAAGATCAAAAATTGGCTCTTAAGCTTCCAAGAATGAGTTTTGAAATTACGTCAATTGAGAGAGATTCGGCTTCAGCTTTAAATAAGTGTAACGTTAAACTCTTTGACATAGATAATACTGAATTAAGTAAAGGAGTATTACGTCAATCTGTTCCATATACTCTTGGAATACAATTAAGTATTCTTTCAAAAACTCAGGATGAAGCACTTCAAATATTTGAACAAATTCTTCCAACCTTTGTTCCAGAATATACAGTTGCGATTAAAGATATGGATGGTAAAGGAAATTCTGTAGATGTTCCAATCACACTTATTGGAACATCTATTAATAATGATTATGAAGGAGATTTTATAGCTCGACGTACTATAATATACACTCTTGACTTTGAAATGAAAATTAGATTTACTGGACGTGTTGTTAGTAAACCAGTTATTCGAGTTGTTACAGCAGATCTTTATAATGATTCAACATTAGAATCTGCTATTGAACCTATCGATAGAGTTAAAACTGAATTAGGTTCTGATACTGATACTCGTGATAATTTTACTACAAATACCACATTTGGGTTTGATGATGAAAACTAAAAAAGATATTATAACTGCGCTTGAAACAAATCTTCCACAACAACTTAAAAAGATAAAAACTGAGGTGGCTCAGACAGAAATTGTTGCAGATACAGAAGAAGATTATGTTTATTCAAGAGATAAGATTAAAGAGTTAATCGCTAAGGCAGAAGAAGCTATTGATAATATGATGGCTCTAGCAAGTGAAACTGAACATCCACGCGCATTCGAAGTTCTTGCTGGTATGTTTAAGACAACAACTGATATGATGGATCAGCTTATTACTTTACAGAAGAAAAGAAAAGAGTTAACACAATCAGAAGAACAAAAAGCTGGAGCTTCTGGTAACACTACAAATAATGCGATCTTTGTTGGTTCTACTACTGAACTACAAAAGTTTTTGAGTAAGAATAACAATGGTATTAGCTAATAGTGAATCGGGATATTTAGGAAATCCTCTCGTTAAACGCGATGGTATTAATCAAAACTTCACACAAGAGGAAGTTTCTGAATATGTAAAGTGTATGAAAGATCCAATATACTTTGCGGAAAAGTATATTAAGGTTATATCTCTTGATTCTGGTTTAGTACCATTTAGACCATATGAATATCAAGAAAGAATGTTTAAACATTTTAATGATAATCGCTTCTCTATTGTTCTTGCTTGTCGTCAATCTGGTAAATCTATTAGTACTGTTATTTACATTTTATGGTATGCTATATTTCATCCCGAAAAAACAATTGCTATTTTAGCTAATAAAGGAGCAACTGCAAGAGAGATGCTATCTCGTGTTACATTAGCACTTGAGAATCTTCCGTTTTTTCTCCAACCTGGATGTAAGGCTTTAAATAAAGGTAATATTACATTTGCCAATAATACGAAGATTATAGCTGCTGCAACATCAGGATCATCTATTCGTGGTCTATCTGTTAATCTTCTATTCCTCGATGAGTTTGCTTTTGTTGAAAATGCAGCACAATTCTATACTTCTACATATCCTGTTATTTCAGCTGGTAAAGAAACGAAAGTTATTATTACATCTACTGCCAATGGAGTTGGCAACATCTTTCATCGTCTATATGAAGGTGCAGTTCAAAATACAAACGAGTTTAAGGCATTTAGAGTTGATTGGTGGGATGTTCCTGGACGAGATGAGGAATGGAAAAGACAAACGATATCAAATACGTCTGAATTACAATT